TCTTACGAATACAGAGGATTGTCCAAGTGATGTTTTTGCTACAATGAATGTTTTAGATAATCAAAACCAAGCTTCAACATTTACAATGGGTAATACTAAACTTGAATGGAATACAAATAATAAAAATAATTTTGCAAACTTTGCAATTAATAAAGGTAAGTTCTACTGGGAAATGAAATACGTAGATATTACAGGTGGTTCAAATGCTATGATAGGAATTTCTAAATGTGATGATAGACAAGGTGACGATTATCCTGGACATGATGCTACTGCTTGGTCTTATTATTCTGCTAATGGTAGCAAATATAATAATGGTGGTTCTACTTATGGAAATAGTTGGACAACTAATGATATTATTGGTGTAGCTTTTGATGCAGATACAAGAACACTTTGGTTTTCTAAAAATGGTACTTGGCAAAACTCAGCAACAATTTCTGAGATAGGAGCAGGAACAACAACTAATTCAGCTTGGACAGGTATGGGTACAGCAGGAGAATATTTTATACCATGTATGTCTGGTTATGATGGAAATAAAGCAGAATTTAACTTCGGCAATGGCTACTTCGGAACAACTCAGATTTCTTCAGAAGGAACTAACGCATCAAACATAGGAAAATTTGAATATGATGTACCAACTGGGTACACAGCTTTATCAACAAAAGGATTAAATAGCTAATGAACAAGGAGATAAATTAATATGGCTTATAGTACAATAAATAAAAGTTCAGATTATATGAACACAGTTCTCTATACTGGAGATACTTCATCATCAAGAAGTATAACTGGGGTTGGTTTTCAACCTGATTTAGTTTGGGTTAAAACTAGAAATGCGGCTAATCCTCATTTATTGAGTGATGCTGTTAGAGGTACAAATAATAATTTACAAACAGATTCAAATGCGGCGGCTTCTACTAGCTATGCACAAGGTTGGGTTTCTGCATTTGGAGCTGATGGATATACTGCACAAGCAGGTAGTAGTGGAGATAACGATATTAATGGAAATACAAATACTTATGCTTCTTGGAACTGGAAAGCAGGTGGTTCTGGTTCTTCAAATACAGATGGAAGTGTAACTTCAACTGTTTCAGTAAATTCAACAGCAGGTTTTTCTATTTCAAAATATACAGGCACAGGTTCAAACTTAACTTTTGGACATGGTCTTGGAGCAGTTCCTGATTGGATTATGATTAAAAATTTAAGTGTAGGTCAAGCATGGAGAGTTTATCATAACAAAGTAACTGCTTCCGACCCATATAGTAAACGATTAGTGATTTCTGAAACTGGTGCTGATAGTTCAAATGCTTTAGGACTTAGTCAAGACCCATCATCATCTTTAATTTATTTAGATAATTCTACTGGTTGTACTAATGCTAGTAATGAAGATTTTATTTGTTATGCTTGGATAGAAAAAACTGGGTTTTCAAAATTCGGTTCTTATTCTGGCAATGGCTCAACAGATGGAATATTTATTTACACAGGATTTAAACCATCTTTTATTATGTTTAAAAGAACTAATAGCACAAGTAGTTGGACAATGTTTGACAATAAAAGGTCTCCATTCAACGAAACTAATAAAAGATTATTTGCAGACCAAAATGTTGCTGACGATACTGGCGGCCCTATAGACACATTAAGTAATGGATTTAAATTTAGAAATTCTTTAGGTGGTGGTAATGCAAGTGGTTATAATTATATCTACATGGCATTTGGACAACCAATAATTTCAAATTCTGGCATATGTGCCACAGCAAGGTAATAATGACAAAAGCAAGAGATTTAGCAGACATAGTATCTAATTTAAGTGCAAACGCAGAGAAAGCAGTTGTAGTTAATGCAGGTGGAACAGAATTAACATTTGGAGATGCAGGGTCTTCAGATATTTACGGATTTGTAAAAACGAATGGTACAGGTTCTCAAAAAGAGGATTTAATCGTTCACTATACAAATGGTGCAGACAATTTGTCTGTAGCAACAAATGATGGAACTCAATCAAATTTATATGATGAAAGTTTTGTCGCAAAAAGAGGACTTACATTTTCAGTAAACGCAGATGGCGAACTGACAACTACAGTCTAATCAATAATAATAAATAAATAAGGAGAAAAAAATAATGGCAACATTAAATTTAGGTAGAATAAAGCCAGTATTCAGAGGAGCATACGCAGGTGGAACTGCTTATGTAGTTGATGACATAGTAACGTCAGGAAACGAAACTTTCATTTGTATACTTGCTTCAACTGGTAACGCAACGTCTAATGCTACCTATTGGACAAAGTTAGCGGCTAAAGGAACAGATGGAACTGACTTAACATCTACAATTACTACACAAGGCGACATCTTATATAGAGATGGAAGTGGATTACAAAGACTAGCTAAAGGTACAGCAGGTCAAGTTCTTAAAATCAATGCAGGAGCAACTGCTCCAGAATGGGGAACTGATGTCGGTGGAAAAATTGGACAAATAGTTTCAACAGTTAAAACTGATACAACTTCGGTTAATGCGACTTCATTTACAGATGTGTCAGGTATGAGTATAGCAATAACACCTTCAGCTTCTACAAGTAAAGTTTTACTTATGGGTCAATTAGTAACAATGAACCTAGACCAATATTCTTACTTTAGAATGGTAAGAGATATAGGTGGTGGCGGATATTCTGCACCAACTGGATTTGTTGGAGATTCAAGTAGTTCAAGAATACAAACAACTGGTGGAAACTTATATGTTAATCCTGATGGACACAAAAGTAGTAGTAGTGGATTTAATTTAATGGACACACCTAACACTACAAGTGCTTGTACTTATAAATTGCAATTTAGAAATTCTGGTGGCTCTTATACTACATATTTAAATCGTAGTACCGCTGACCCTGATAGTAGTTCGGCATTTCGTGGGGTTAGTACATTAATCGCTATGGAAATAATGGCATAATGAATAAGGAGAAAAAATAATATGATACACGAAGCAATATACAAACTTTATCCTAATGTTAAATCAATAGACGATAAAGCAGATAATTCAGTTATTTGTTGGGACGAAAATAGAAATGAAGTTTCTATTGATATGTCAGCAGTAAATACAAAAGCTACTGAATTACAAACAGAAGAAGATAATAAAGTAGATGTTAAAGCTAGTGCTAAAGCAAAGTTAATTGCAGGAGAAGCATTAACAGAAGCTGAGGCAGATACAATCGTTTTATAATAAATAAACAAGGAGTAACAACAGAAAATGCTACCAATAGGAACACTTTTAAATATAGGTGGAAAACTTGTCGGCGGATATATGTCTCGTAGAAGAGCTATATCTGACCAAAAACATAGAGTAGCCTTAGAAGAAATTAGAACAGGTAATGAAAGAGCTAAAAGAAATGGCTCTTTAATACTTGATTTACTTCTTGGTTCTTTTATTTTAGCACCTTTAGGAATTTTAGCATACGGAACATTTTGGGGAGACCCTGCGATGTTATCCAAAACTAAAGACTATTTTGATTTATTAAAACAAATACCTGACGTATATTTATATTTAATCTTTATAGTAGTAGGGGGTAACTATGGAATTTCTGTCACAAATTTATTATCGGGTAAAAAGTTTAAGTAAAGTTTTCAATTTTTGGAACGTATACTTAGGTAGCACTATAGCAATCATTCTTATGGTTGCTTTTGTACTTTTAACAGGTTGTGAAAATATGAAACAAACTATTGGAATATCTACTAATCCTTTTAGTTCTAAAATGGAAGAAAAAACAAAATTAAATTATAAAATAACATTTGGTAAAATTAGACCAAAGGAAGATGATGACGATGATTAAAAATATTAAAATGGCAATATTACTATGGATTCAAGGTTGGACAGGACAACTTAATGGTTGGGCTTGGACAAAATGGGACATACTCCATCGTCAAGATTGGGTAAAAGGCTATAATCAATGGAAAAAAAATAATGAAAGATATTAATGAACTAAATTTAGAAGTTGAAAGAATACGAGGCGATATTAAATTAATTCAACAATCTGTAGACACTATTAAAGATAATCACTTAGTACATTTAGAAAAAAAAGTAAGTGGGATTAATAGAGTTTTATGGACAGTGGGTATATTAATATTTACTCAATTAGTTCTTACTATCAAGACTTTACTTATATAATATGAAAAAAGATAGAATAGACGTGTCGGATAAAACGGCAATTTCTATGCCTATGCGTAATTTAATAGGAATAATCTCAGCCGTAGCCGTTGGGGTGTACGCATTTTTTGGCATACAAGAGACTCTAAATAAACATAGTACGACTTTAGAGTTAATGGAAAAAGACTTAAATCAGAATACAGAATTTAGAATCAAATACCCTCGTGGAGAATTAGGTCAATCAAGTGGAGAAGCGGAGCTTTTTATGCTCGTGGAGCATATGAGCGGCTTGATTGAGAATATGGACGCAGAGTTAAAAGGTATGAGAAATAATAAAGTTAATATTGATTTCTTAAAAGAACAAGTTAAGAAATTAAATGAAGATGTAGAAAAATTAATAAGAAATGGGAGTGGACACTAATGGTTGAAATGGTTTTTGGATTAATGTTATATCTAAATGGAAATTTAATAGAACATACCTATAAAAAATCATTAAGCGACTGCCTTAAATCCAAGAGGGTTGCGATTAAAGAGGTCAATCCTGAATCCGTAGTTTTTAAATGTGAAAAAGTAAAAGCTACAACTGAAATATATATGGGACAAAAGAAAATACTTAAAATAATTAAATAATATGAATGGAATGAAATTTAACGCCGCTTTAATTTTTGCGGTTCTACTACAAGCTATAGGATTAGTTTGGTATGTCAGTAAAATTGATAGTAAAGTTAATATCCTTTATGAAAAATATGCTGAAGAAAGTAAAACTGAAGTAGTTGAAAATCAAGTGCGTATGAAACTTGATATAGAGAATTTATTAAAAGATGTTAATGATATTAAAACAGAATTAAAGAAAGCTAATAATAAAGATAAAAAGATTATGAAACAACATAATCAAATCTTTAAATTATTAAAAAAGAAGAAAAAAGTAGATAGTGACTATAGTTATGAGTAAGATTTTACTCATAATTACAATATGTTCTAATTTAGGTTGTCTACCCCCAATGACTAATGCAAAATGGGAGTTTACAAATGAAGAACAATGTTATAAAAAAGGCTATTATGCTATTGCAGAAATAGCTGAAACTTATATGGACACTGTAGGTGTTCAAGAGTTCAAACATATGCAAGTTAGAATGTTTTATAACTGTGTATCGGAAGAACAATGGAAAGAACAAATGAAACCAGTAGAGGAAGGAAAGCCGTCAGCATTTGAACAAGATGCTTAATATATGCTAAAATTAAAACCTTTAATTTACGCATTTTTCTTTTTCTATTTTGTGGGTTATTGTACCCTAGACAAAGCAACAAACTTTACAAAGGAGTCTTCTTATGATTCTGAGCATAATAAGATTTATACACCGAATTACAACAAGAATATCTATGTGGGCTTACAAAAAAGAAGTATATCACAAATACTACAAACACCGAGAAAAGAAATAAATGGCAAAAGCACCGAAGTGGGGAGTAAACAATTATGTTAAACCAAAGCCCAAAAAAAGAAAATGGCGACACGCAAAAAGTCCAAACAAAAGTGTCACAAAAAAACGATATAGAGCACAAGGGCGTTAGAATAGAAAAAATTATAGAAGAATTACCTGAATTATTAGTTAAACACGCATACCAAAAATTAAAATCAGGACAAGAGCTAACTGCTTCAGAAATGAAAGTATGTTTAGAAGTTTGTAAAACTTATAGCTCTGAAAAATTAGGTGCAAAACCTGATAATATTCTTGAGAAAGTACCTTTTGACACAAATGGATAATCGCTTAAAAAATTTTAAGAATTTTTTGTATTTATGTTGGAAGTTTCTAAACCTACCTAACCCAACTCCCATACAATATGATATAGCAGACTATCTACAGTCAAATGAACGTAGATTAGTTATAGAAGCCTTCAGAGGCGTTGGTAAATCTTGGATTACTTCAGCATTTGTCTGTCACCAACTTTTACTAAATCCTCAAAGGAATATATTGGTAGTTTCAGCTTCTAAAAATAGAGCTGATGACTTTAGTACCTTTACTCAAAGACTAATCAATGAAATGCCAATATTACAACATCTAATTCCTAGAGATGACCAAAGACATTCTAAAATTAGTTTTGATGTAGCTCCTGCTACCGCTTCTCACGCACCTAGTGTGAAATCTATGGGTATTACAGGACAGCTTACAGGTTCTCGTGCAGATTTAATTATTGCCGATGACGTAGAGTCAGCAAATAACTCACAGACTCAGTTAATGAGAGATAGATTAAGTGAAACTGTGAAAGAATTTGATGCGATTATTAAACCCGATGTGGGTCGTATCATATTCTTAGGAACACCTCAAACTGAAATGAGTTTATATAACACATTAGAGGAAAGAGGTTATAAGACAAAAATATGGACAGCGTTATATCCAACTAAAGAACAAACGATTGGTTATGGTAGTAAACTGTCTACTATTATTTCTAATATTACAGATAAAGAAGGTGAACCTACAGACCCTCAAAGATTTGATGGTATAGATTTATTAGAGCGTTTGTCTTCCTATGGACGTTCAGGATTTAACTTACAGTTTATGTTAGACACTACAATGTCTGACGCTAATAGATACCCTTTAAAGCTCAATGACTTAATTGTAGCTTCAGGTTGTACTACTTGGAAAAAAGCTCCTGCTCAAATTCAGTGGGCTTCAGGTACTCAACAATTAAAAGGGGTAGACCCTGAGATACCTAATGTAGGATTAAAGGGTGATTATTATGTTGCTCCTTTACACTTATCTGAAGAATATACAGATTTTGAAGGGGTGGCTATGTCTATAGACCCTGCGGGTCGGGGAGAAGACAAAACAGCGTATGCGGTGCTTAAAATGCTTCACGGAGTGCTTTATTTGACCGACATAGGAGCTTTAGATGGTGGTTACTCAGATGCTACCTTAGAAGAGCTTTCAGCTATAGCTAAACGTAACAAAGTGAATAACGTGGTTATTGAATCTAACTTTGGTGATGGTATGGCTACAGCGTTATTAAAGCCTGTTATGGCTAGAATACACCCTTGCCAAATTGAAGAGGTAAGGCATAATATACAAAAAGAGAAAAGAATTATAGATACCTTAGAGCCTATTATGAATACTCATAGGCTAGTGGTAGACGAGAATACAATAAAAGAAGACTTCAAGTTAGAACCTAATCATCAACTGTTTAGGCAAATGACTAGAATAACTAGAGATAAAGGTGCGTTAAGACACGATGACCAAATTGACGCATTAGCTATTGCGGCTAATTATTGGGTTGAAAGAATGGACAGAGACCAAACTTTATCTTATCAACAACATAAAGACGAACTAATCAATAAAGACTTAGAAAGGTTTATGGAGCACACAGTAGGTATACAACCTAAACGGGATAGGTTCATTTAAGTACCCGTATTAGGGAAGACAAAGGTTAAAGCTATTACTATAGCTGTTTACTTACTCACTCTTCTTATGCAGATAGAATTATGGAGAAATGTGAAAATTGTGGACACGAGTGCCACTGCGACAAAGAGACTCATCAAGATAATTGTTGTGGGTCTTGTAACTGCGATACTTCTAGGGATAACGATAGGACATACGAAACAAATGGATAATACTGAAATAGAATATTTAAAAAAGAGAATTAAAAAACACGAAGGTTATAGAGAATTACCTTATAATCTTGAATATAAGACAACAGATGGAAAAGTAGTAAAAGAAAACTTCTCTACAGCAGGTTTTGGTCACGTTATTCAAGCAGGAGAAGTAGAACCTGAAGGTGGTTACACTAAGGAGTATTGGGAAGGTGTCTTTGAGAAAGACTTTAAGAACGCTCACGATGGAGCTTTAAAACTGTTAGGAGACAGTAATGTCCACCCTACAGCAGTAGGTATAGTAACAGAAATGATATACCAAATGGGATATAATGGTGTCTCTAAGTTTACAAATACCTTAAAATTAATTAAAGATGGTAGATACCAAGACGCTAGTATAGAAATGTTGGACTCAAAGTGGGCTCAACAGACTGATGAAAGAGCTATAGACTTGTCTCAGATAATGAAAAGCCTAGAAGCTAATATTCAGTAGAAAAATTTGAGTAGGTATCACGCTTACGGCGAGAGCCACGCTCCCCCAAAGGGGGCATAAAAATTTTAAAAATTGGGGATAACCCCGCTTCAATATGGCGGGTCGCTTCCTATATAAGGCTCAAGCGTAGTAATAGGCACACCGCAGAGGATATATAAAGCGGTTATGGGTAGCCTTTGGCTTCTATTTTATTTTTTCGTTTGTTAGAGCTAGTCTGTTTTTTTCGTTTGGTGTTATACTTTTTGTTTTCTCTTATCTATTCTCTTTTGTTTTTGTCTTCTCATTCTCTTTAATATCCATAGCAACACATCAAGCAAGACAAACAAGACAACATTTATTTTATTAATGCGGAAGCAATCAAAGTAAATGCAATTAATATAATCCAAAATAAAACATATAATATCTTCTCTTTAATTCTTTTCATTCTCTTCATTCCTTTTATTAATTAGTTATAAGTAAGTAAGTTATATAATAGCTAGAGTTAAAGCCTATATCACTAATAAGGGAACTTTAATCAAATAAGGCAACAATGCCACAAACTGCGTCAGAGTGTCGCACTTATCATTATTTTGTTGAATAGCTATTTTATTAGTTTATAAGGATTATATGTTCAGTAATTTTTATGAATAAATTAATAGTTACTTGATTTTATCAAGTGAATTCTTAACTAGATTTAAGTAGTTTAAATTGCTTCTCACGGCTTCCGCCTCATAGAAGCTACAGTTAAAGAGTGGGACACCTCAACAGCTAGGCGATAGGGTCTAGGGAGCAGGTTTAGAGTGGTACTCAGTCCACCGATTAAATAAGTTTGTTTGTATCTAGTATTAACTAGAATTTATTAACATTAACAAAAGGGTCAAATCTTATGAATATTGAAACATTAAGAAAACAACCTACTTGGAGCTTAAAGGCTATGATTAAAGCGTTAAGTCTTCCAATATCAAGTTTTTTAAATACTGAAGAAGATAATAAAAGACTTGAAGACGCTAAAATAGTAATAAAGGAGCGTAAAAAATATGAGTAATCAAGAGAATATATTTTATGAAAAGGACGGCGATACTAATTATAGTATTACAAAAGGTGTCTTTTTTATTCCTGATTTAAAAGCTAAAATGTCAGCTTTTAGAGTTATGAAACATACTAATTATAGTAAACCTATAGTTGAATATGTATTTCAAAAAACTCAAGCGGAAATAGTTTTAAAAGACTTAATGAAAGCATAAATTTTAAAAATTACGGGCTTAGGCGGTCTAGTATCGCCTGAGCTCAAAGCTAGACTGATGACCTGAAAAGGAACGCTTGACGGCGTTGGGTTTTATACCTGAAACAATTAAACTTTTGATTGTATCTAGCAATTATGTTAGAAAAAACAAACAAACAAAAAAAGGAGCGTAAACTATGCGAAGTTATCCAATATGGGTTGATACTTATAACAATAGTTATAAATCAAGTATGGCTAAGTCTCAGGGTATTAGAGACCACGCTAAAAACTCTGTTAAAATAGGTACATCGGCGTCAAATAGTTATCCATTTTTAACAAATGAGTTAGAAGTTCAAGACAACGGAAACAAAAGGACTTTTAATTTTTATGTTGATAATGAGTTAATGAAATCGGCAACATATAACAAAAGTAAAAAAGTTATGGAGCTAGAAGACGTTGAAAGCAAGTTAAAAGAGCGTTATTTTGACAAATGGAAAAAAGAGGAAGAGGACAAGGCTCAAGCGTTTAGAAATGAGCGTTTTGCTGAAAGGTTGGCGGTCAATGGACAATAAAACACTTGAACGAATTGCAAAAGCTCTTGAGCGTCTAATTAAATTAGTTGAAGATGATATAAAAGGCGTTCACTACAAAAAGAAAAAATAAACAAATATAAGACCCGAAGCGGTTAAGAAATTGACCGCTTTGAGACTTATATAAAAGTAAGTCAAACAAACAAACAATTTAACTAATAGGAGTTGAAAAACAAATACGAGTTAAATATAATACCTGAGACAAACAAGTATTATCCTAATATAAACTCGGAAGACTTTGTTTATATTGCTAGGATATATGGCGGACTAAACGGCAAAAGTTCTCTAGTTGAAAAGGACGGCACTAACTACAAAGGTTATTTAAAAACTTTTAAAATTGGTGTTTCAACTTTTACACTTACGGAAGATTGTCGGTGGTTTGATAATTCAGGTATGCCTTGCCAATGTCCTGAAGGCGTTAATGAGAAGGACAAGCTGAGTATTTTAAAAGCTGAGCGTGTCAGACTAGACGGCGAAAGGAAGTGGCAAGACTACAAAAGAAAAGTCTTCAAAAAATAAGCTGAGCTGAGCTTATCGGAGCTAGGCGGGGAAACTCGCCTACTCCATAAAAAGCGGTAGTGCTATAAAACGAAAGCGTGTAATAAGTATCAGAATAATGAACGGCTACACGATACCGCTTTACAACAACAAACCAAAAAAAAACTAATACAACATAAGGAGTAAATATGTCTTGGTTAGTATATAAAGGAAAAGTGGTTGCAACCTATACTTTTATCTATGCACAAAAGCTATGGGGTTTGTTGCCATTTTAAATAAACGGGAAATAGAGCTGAGTTGATAGCTTGGCTCTATTTCTTTAAACAAACTAAAAAAGGAGTGTAAACTATGTCAATTTATATTGATAGTTATAAGATAGATGTTAAAGGTCTATCAAATAGAGCAACAGCTAAAGCGTCTAAAAATGCACCTTTAGTTGAAAAAGCTAATTTTGTCTCTACTGATGGAATGAATAGCAAAGCGTTTATAGATATGGTTGAACAGATTGCAGATAGCCACGATGCTAATTGTGATGTTCATTGTCATATAACTTTAAAACAACATAGGTATTAATCTATGAAAACCTTTAAATTTGTTGGAAGTGTAAGAGATAATATACTTCCTAACGAAGTTATTAATGAAGAGATAGAGAGTAGCGGATATAAAAAAGCTGTTAAATCTTTTCAAAACAAATATCCTAAACTTAAAGAAGTTATGGTTGAGTGGATTAAAAATGGAATTAATCTATCTAAACTACAAAAACTTCCAATGGGTAGGAAGAAGAAGATAGGCAGATGAGTTGGAGTAAAAAGTATTATAACGGCTTAACTGAAACACAACATAAAGCTAATGACGAGTGGTTTAAGAATATGTTAAAATTCTTAAAAGACAAAGGAGTTTTATTTGTGCCTAACCTTCAAAAAACTTTTAACAAAAAAGGTGAAGAGATATGATTGAAATATTTGAAATCTTTTGGTCTTCACCTATTGAGCTAAGAGTTATAATATTGGCGGGTTTAATCTCGCCAGTATTTCTATTAAGAAAAGACTATAAAAATGGAGTTTATGAATATCACGATGATTGTTATTGTGATACTTGTAAGCATTTAAGGAGTAAAAATGGCAGATAGAAGAATATATAAACTGACAGAATATAATTCATCAACAGGCGAAGAAAAGATTGTTTATGGACATATAAAAAAGCATTTACAAAATGAAATGCCAACTGTTAGTGAAGACCAAGAAATAAAAGAAATCAACTTTAACGCAAACGATATGGAAAGTTTATGTAATGCGTTAAATAATGATGAAATAGAAGAATGGGATTAAGAAATTCCAAATAGCGTAGCACCAAGCCTTGTGAGTCAGAATATTGTATAATATTCACTACAATATAGCTGAGAAGATAGGTTGAAGACCTATTATCCCGTGCTAGAGTGTGGCTACTCTAGGCTATTGGATAGGGGGTACTCCTAGCGGGGTACTCCCGACCTTATTTTTTTTTATACTTTAAAAAGACTAGACGGCAAGACTTAACGGCGTTTTTTTAAAAAAGACTAGACGGCGACTAGACGGCAATTTACACTAAAGTGCCCGTATGTAGAAGCCTAAAACATAAACACAATAACTTAAAGGAGTTTATACAATATATGGATAGTAAACAGACATTACTAGAAATAATGCCTAAATACTCAGACCAATTAAAGCACGAAAAAGAAATGGCTGAGCTAGGTAAACACAGAACTAACAAAAGGCGTATCTCACACGTTGAACGTGAGGAAGAATCTGTTACGAGCTATGGTAAAGTTATGGTAGCTAACACAATCAGACCTTTAGCCAATGCGATAGCTGAGTATATACAAGAAACATCTAAGAAGACTATAGGAAAACCACCTATTGCTTTTGTTAAGATGTGCGAAGTCTCACCTGAAATATTAGCCCTAATCACGGGTAAACACATAATCAATACAATTACACAATACAAACCTTTAACAGCTACTTGTATTAGTCTTGGCGGTAAAGTTGAGACTGAGATAGCTTTAAAGAACTTTAAGTTTCTCAATCCTGAGCTTTATGAAGTTGTGAAACAAGACTTAGACAAAAGGTCTTGGAACTATACTTATAAAAGAAGAAAATTAAGAGAGAGTGCTAAGCGTGGAGTAGTTAAATGGGAAGAGTGGACTACACCTGAGAAATTACACGTTGGATTAAAATTAGTTGAGATGTTAATTATCTCTACGGGTCTAATTGAAATTGGTACTGAGACAATCAATCATAAAAAAGCTAAGATTATCAAACAAACACATAAGACTAGAGAATGGATTAAAAATAGAAATAGCTTTAATGAGCTATTAAACCCTGAATACTTACCAACAGTTTTACAACCTAAGATGTGGAGCTCAGTTGTTGGTGGTGGATATTGGACTAAGGAATTACCTGAGTTAGATTTGGTTAAACAAAAAAATAAACAATTTAAGAGAGAGCTTGAAAACTTTGATATGCCTGAAGTTTATAGTGCAATCAATATAATGCAAAGTACACCTTTTAAAATTAATAAGTTTATTTTAAATGTTATGCAAACAGCTTGGGATAATGGAGACGCTATTGGTGGTATGCCACCTAATAGAAATTTAGATATACCAAACAAGCCTCACGACATAGAGACTAATAAAGATTCAAGAAAAGATTGGAAGAGAAGAGCTGTTATAGCTCATACTGAAAATGCTCGTATGTTTTCTAAAAGATTATTGTATGCTAAAATAATTTGGTTAGCTCAAAAGTTTAAAGACTATGCGACATTATTTTATCCATTACAATTTGATTTTAGAGGAAGAGCTTATTGTGTCCCTGCATTTTTAAATTATCAAAGTATTGGTGGAGCTAAGGCTTTGCTTTTATTTTCTAATGGAAAAGAAATAACTCCTGAGAATAGAGGAGAGTTTTGGTTAGCCGTACACGGAGCTAATATGTATGGGAATGATAAAGTATCTTTAGAAGATAGAGTTAAATGGGTTAATGATAATGAACAGTGGATAGTTAATTGTGCTCAAGACCCTTTTAGACATAGAGAATGGGAAGACGCTTCTAATGCTTTTCAATTCTTAGCGTGGTGTGATGAGTGGAGAAGATACCAAGCTAGAGGAATAAACGAAAAGTTTATATCTCATTTACCTGTTAATGTTGATGGGAGTTGTAATGGTCTTCAATTATATTCTTTAATGTTAAGAGATAGTGTTGCGGGTAAGTTAGTTAATTTACTTCCGTCAGATACACCTCAAGACATTTATCAATTAGTTGCTAATGCTGTTAATGAAAAGTTAAAAGTACACGCTTCAGAAGATAGACCTTATGCTCAGCAGTGGTTAGATTATGGAGTTAAGCGTTCTACTACTAAACGAAGTATTATGACAATTTGTTATGGCTCAACAAGATACTCTTGTACGGACTTTGTAATAGAAGATTTAACCAAGAGACAAGATAAAGGCGAACACCACCCTTTTGTTAATGATTTATTTAGACCTGCTTCTTATTTGGCTAGTGTCATTTGGGATAGCATAGGGGATAATTTAAAATCAGCTAGAGTGGGTATGAAGTATCTTCAGGAGATAGCTAAGATTGTTTCAAAAGAACAATTACCTATACACTGGGTCACACCAGTAGGATTTCCAGTTTATCAATCCTATCCTGAAATGAAGTCTAAAAGAGTTAAAGCTATGCTTATGGGAGAAGTTATAAAACCCCGTATCAATGCTGAGACTGATAAGACAGATAAATTGCGTATGTCAAATGGAGTAGCTCCTAACGTAGTTCACTCCGTAGATTCCGCAGGTATGATTAAGACTGTTAATTTTGCTCATAAAAACGGAGTTAAGAATTTCTGTAATGTGCACGACAGCTTTGGTACAACTGCGGGTGATGTAGAAATGTTAAATAAAAGTATAAGAGAAGCCTTTATTGATATGTTTTCTAATCACGACATACTAGAGAAGTTCAGGCAAGATGTTGAGAAACAATTACCTGATAAATTGAAGGCTAAATTACCTGAAGTCCCTCAAAAAGGTGATTTAGATATAAATAAACTGAGGGAAAGTAAGTTCTTTTTTGCGTAAGAGCATTAAAGTACCCGTACTTAGAACAATAAAACAGAGGAGACAAAATGGCGAAGAATAATAACGTCAAGGTAGTATCACCAGTTGGAGTTTCGCAATATGCGTGGCTAACGACACCTGATACTCGTTTTGATGAGACTGGTCATTATAAGACTAATCTTATTATAAACGCTAAAGAAGCTCAGTCATTGAAAGCTCAAATTGATGCTGAGATAAAGAAAAGTGTTGCTCTTGCTAAAGAGAAGGCTAAAGGAAAAGCTATTAAAGAAGCTCCTCGTCCTTATGATGATGAAATGATTGATGGTAAAGCATCAGGAAATGTCATTTTTAAATTTAAGACGAAGGCAAAAATTATAGCTAAAGACGGAAAGGTTATACCTAATAGAGTTGCATTATTTGATAGTGCAGGGAAACCTATGATTGACGCTAATGTTTGGTCAGGCAGTGAAATGAAAGTATCAGCAGAATTGATACCTTATTACACAGCTATGGCAGGAGCAGGTGTGTCAATGAGACTAAGAGCAGTTCAAGTAACTAAGTTAGTTGAAGGTGGCTCTAGTAATGCTAAAGGTTATGGCTTTGAAAAAGTTAAAGATGGCTATGAACAACCTGAAGCAGTAGCAGTAGAAGAAAATGTATCGCAGGAAACTTCGGCTGACTTCTAAACAAGTCGGAATACGATACGGATTTCGTTCAGGCTTAGAAGAGTCTGTAGCGAAAGAGCTAAAAGATAATCGTGTAGTGTATGAATTTGAAAAGACTAAGTTGAAATATACTAAGCCTCAAAAGATTCATACCTATACGCCTGATTTTCATTTAACGAAGAAAAAAATTTTTATAGAAACAAAAGGATTATTTACTACTCAAGATAGACAGAAAATGAAATTGATTAGGGAGCAATACCCTAATTTAGATATTAGATTTATATTTTCTAATTCAAGAGCTAGGATAAGTAAGAAATCAAAAACAACTTATGGAATGTGGTGCGAAAGATACGGATATGAATATGCCGATAAACACGTTCCGAAGGATTGGCTATGATAGGTAGAGTAATTTATAAACAAGAGAGTGTGCAATACTATTCAGAATCAAAAGATGAATGGATTGATGTAGATACTATGGACGAACAACATTGTCGTAATGCTCTTAAAAAAATTATTAGAAAGTATGGAGTGATAAATGAGCAATATAAGAAAAGAAACTAAATATATTGTTATTCATTCTTCAGAAACTAATCCGACACAGAATTTTGACGTAAAGGATATTGACATACAGCACAGAAAAGAAGGTTTGTTCTCTTGTGCATTTCACAAAGTTATTACTAGAAAAGGTGAAGTGCAAGATGGAAGAGACATACAAATCGCAGGTGCTCACGTTGATAGTAATGTTAAATTGTCAAATAAAAATTCTATTGGTATTTGTCTAATCGGTGGACAGACAATAGATGGTAAGCCCGATTGTAATTTTACTTTTAAGCAATACGAAGCTCTTTTAGAGTTAATTCGTGATTTAAAAAAAGATTATAAAGAGGTTCAGATAGTTGGTCATAGAGATATGACTGACTCCTTATCTCCGCATTTTAACGTAAGTGAATTGCTGAGATAGTTTGTTTGTACCCCTTGAGGGAGTATATAATACTCAACGGAAAATCTTAAATGATTGGAATTGTGAGGCTAAAGCTCTCAAGGGGAAATATTTAACAGAAAAATTTTTATGGAAAAACAGGAAAGCAACTTTTTATATCACACGCCCTGCAATAATTGCGGTTCGTCAGACGCTAATTCAGTTTATGATGATGGACACACTTATTGTTTCTCGTGTAACACAACAACAAGAGGAAATGATTTGACACAACCAAAAGAAAAAACAAGTAGTGAATTTATTAGTGGCACAGCAGTACCTTTAATTAAAAGAAAAATAGATTTAGATACTGCAAGAAAATTTAATTATCAAATGGGAGCTTGGTTTGGAAGACCAGTTCAGATAGCTAATTACTATGATAAAGATAAAAATTTAGTTGCACAAAAATTAAGAAACCCTGACAAAACTTTTCAATGGTTAGGAGACGCAAGACAGTCAGGTTTATTTGGACAACACCTTTGGAGAGATAAAGGTAAGATGATAATAATTACAGAAGGCGAGATAGATTGCCTTAGCGTTTCTCATATCAACCAAAATAAATTTCCAGTAGTAAGTGTAAAGAGTGGAGCTCAAGGAGCTAAGAAAGATATTCAAAGAGAGCTAGAGTGGCTTGAAGGATTTGATTCAGTAGTGTTAATGTTTGACCAAGATGAACAAGGTAAACAAGGAGCTATTGAATGTGCTAAATTATTCTCACCTAATAAAGCTAAGATATGTAGTCTTCCTTTAAAAGATGCTAATGAAATGTTAGTTGCAGGTAAGACTAGAGAATTAATAGATTGTTTATGGTCTAGTAAAGCATACAGACCTGATGGAATAGTTTTAGGTGCAGACCTATGGAATGAAATTAAAAAAGAAGATACTTATGTAACAGTTCCTTATCCTTTTGAGTGTTTAAATACTAAGACACACGGATTGAGAAAAGGAGAATTAGTTACTGTTACAGCAGGTACAGGAATTGGTAAAAGTTCTTTTTGTAGACACGTTGCATTACATTTATTAGAAAAAGATTTTAGCGTAGGTTATATTGCACTAGAAGAAAGTGTTAAACGTAGTGCTCTTGGAATTATGGGAGTGTCTATAAAGAAACCTTTACATTTAACACGAGAAGGGACAGATGAGAAGGAACTCAATAAAACTTTTAAAGCAACAGTTGGTAACGGGAAATTTTATCTCTACAATCATTTTGGTAGCACTCTTGCTGATAATCTATTATCAAAAATAAGATATTTAGCTAAGGCTTGTGGTGTAGACTTTGTAATATTAGACCATTTACATATGGCTCTATCATCTATTGGTGATGAACATACTAATGATGAAAGAAAACTAATTGATTATACTGTTTCTAAACTAAGAACATTAGTGGAAGAGACTGGTATAGGATTAATATTAGTTAGTCATTTAAGAAGGTCTGAGGGAGACAAAGGCTTTGAAGATGGTAAGAGTGTAGGATTAAATGCTCTTAGAGGTAGTCAAAGTATTGCTCAACTATCCGATATAATAATTGGAATGAATAGAAATTTACAAGCTGATAATAATATTGCTCAAGTAAATATATTAAAGAATAGATTTTCAGGTGAAACTGGAAAGGCTTGTAACCTTTATTATGATTTAAAGACTGGCTGTTTAAGTGAAGTTAAAGGAGAATTGTCTGATGAGTTTTGATAAAGTTTTTAAACATAGAAGACAATCTATACAGTGGACTGCTTATGTTTTAGAAGCTGTAGGCAAAGCTAAAAAATATCAAAGACCAGTTACTTTAGATGTAGCTAAAGAAACTTCAGCTCTTATGTTAGAAGATGCTCTTTTAAATTTAGCTATGAATGGAGAAAATGCGGCGTGGAGAGTAGAAGTTAAACTACATACATTACAATGAAAAATTTTCCATATAATATAAACATAATGGCGATGTTTGTTTTTATAGTATTGTATTTATTAATAGTGGAGATAATATTTTAAATGAAAAAGAAACCTAGTGAACCACTTATAATTGGCGGAAAAAGATATTACAAATATAAAATTATTTGGGAAGATATTGTTGGTGATTCAACTTTAGCAACTGAAAATGAATTTAGTAAGATGACTTGTGCTGATGTGCATACTGAGTGTTGGATATTTAATAAGACACCTGATTATGTTTATTCTTTTGCAAGTTATTTTACAGAAAATGGAGAGATAGAATTTGGTGATAGAAATATCTATCCTCGCAGTGTTATTAAAAGTATGAAGAGGATATAATATGTCAGACTATCAAAAATTATTAGAAATGTGGAGAGATGAAAAACAAAAGCGACAAAAACTTGAAACAGAAAATAATAAATTAAAAGAAGATTTGAAGACAGAAAAGTTAGATAGAGAATATGACAAATCAGTACACACACAAGAAATAGAAGATTTAATGAAAGGTAAATTTAAAAAATGAAATATTGTTTTGATATAGAGACAGATGGTTTTTTAAATCAATGCACTAAAGTACATTGTATAGTATTAAAAAATATTGATACTAATGAAATACTAAAATTAAAAAATGAAGACGCTATAAAAAAATTAGAACAAGCGGATTTAATTATTGGACATAACATTATTAAATTTGACATACCCGTCCTAGAAAAGTTTTACGACTTTAAACCTAAAGGAAAGGTTTTTGATACAATAGTAGCAACTCGTTTACTTTACCCTGATGTAAAGGAGCGAGATTTTAAAAGAAAAGACTTCCCTACTAATTGTATAGGACGACACAGCTTGAAAGCGTGGGGGTATAGGGTGGGTAACTACAAGGAAGTCTTTGATACTGACTGGAAAGAATACAGTCCTGCGATGTTGGACTATTGTATTCAAGATGTTGAAGTAACTGATAGTTTATATAAAGCTATGGAACGTAAAGGTTATTCTTGTCAGGCGATGGAGTTAGAACACGAAGTAGCAACTTTAATCTTTAAACAAGAGCGTTATGGTTTTATGTTTAATACAGATGAAGCAGTTAAATTGTATTCTAAATTAAATGCGAGACGTTTAGAGTTGGAAGAACAATTACAAAAATTGTTTCCACCAAAACTAGAGCGTACACCATTTATTCCTAAAGTTAATAACAAAACTAGAGGTTATGTTAAAGGTGAAACTTTTTATAAAGAAAAGACTGTTACTTTTAATCCGAGTTCAAGACATCACATAGCAGATAGATTAATTGAAAGACATAATTGGAAACCTGAAGAGTATACTAATGATGGTAAACCAAAATTAGATGAAACAGTTTTAGCTAGTCTTCCATATCCTGAAGCAAAAGTTTTATGTGAACACTTTTTATTAGATAAAAGGATAGGACAATTAGCAACTGGTGCTCAGGCTTGGTTGAAGAATGAAATAAGTGGTAGAATACACGGCACTTGTAATACTAATTCAACAGTAACAGCTCGTGCTAGTCATACAAACCCTAACTTAGGACAAGTTCCAAGTGTTACAGTTCCTTATGGAAAAGAATGTAGAAGTTTATTCACTGTACCTAGTGGAAAAAAATTAGTTGGTATAGATATATCAGGATTAGAAGTCAGATTATTAGCACACTTTATGTCTAAGTTTGATGAAGGAGAATATTCTAAAGTAGTTTTAAATGGTGATATACATACTGAAACAAAAGAATTAGCAGGGTTAGATTCAAGAGACCTTGCAAAAAGATTTTACTACTGCTTCCTTTATGGTGGTGGTGTAAAAAAGATTGCCTTAGTAACAGGTAAGAGTACAAAAGAAGCAAAGAAGATACGAGAAAGATTTTTAAATAATCTTCCTGCTTTGAGTAAGTTATTAAAGCAAGTACAACAAGCGGCTGAAAGAGGATATTTAATAGGTCTTGATAAAAGACAAATTAAAATTCGTTCAGTTCACGCCGCACTCAATTCACTTTTACAAAGTGCAGGAGCTATAGTTTGTAAGCAGTGGTTAGTTGAGTTTAACAAAGCTGTTAAAGAATATTCTGATGTTCAACAGGTTGTTTGGGTGCACGATGAAATCCAAGTAGAGTGTCCTGAAGATACAGCAGAAGAGATAGGAAAGTTAGCCGTAGAATCTATTAAGCGTACTGGTAAACATTTCAATTTAAGATTACCTTTAACGGGAGAATATAAAATAGGAAATAATTGGAGTGAAACACATTAATGCTAAATACAAATAAAGAGACAAAGAAAGAGTGCGACTTTACATTAGACAAACCTTCAAATTTTAGAAAAGATTTGGAATATGGTCAAGAACGAGAGAAAAGAGTTATGGACTTATTACATCAAAAAGCAGGTACTAAGTTTGAAGTAAAAACCGAAAGAGATTGGTGGTATAGAACTGATAATATAGCCATAGAAATAGCTTGTAATGGTAGACCATCAGGAATAATGGCTACGAAGTCTGAGCAGTGGATTCATATATTAGCTGACCCTGTTAGTGGTAAAGATTGCTGTAAAATTTGGTTTGATACTTCTACTGTTAGACGATTAGCTGAAAAGTACAAAAAAAATACTAAAAATGGTGGTGATGGATATAGAAGTAAGTTTGTTTTAATTCCATTGTCCGAAATATTATTAGCAAAAAATTTAATAGAGAATAATGGAAAGGAAATATGAAAAAAAAGGTATTACTAATAGATGGAGATATATTAGCGTATAAAATAGCTACAGCTAATGAAGTGAGTACACATTGGGGTGATGGTTTTTGGACATTACATTGTGATGAAACTCAATGTAAGTTTGAAGTGGACGCTCAGATAAATGATTTGGGTTCTACTTTAGAAGCTGACGATTACATTTGTGCTTTAACTGATAAGAATAATTTTCGTAAAGATGTTCTTCCAAGTTACAAAGACAATCGTAAACAAAGACGTAAGCCTATGGTTTTAAATGCTCTTCGTGATTACATTATGAAAAAACATAATGGAGTTATGTGGAAAAATTTAGAAGCTGACGATGTTATGGGTATAATGGCAACTGAACCACACCCTACTGAAGACAGGATTATTGTTTCTATTGATAAAGATATGAGACAGATACCTGCTAAGGTTAGTAGAGATGGTGAAACAGTTGAGGATATACCTCAAAGATTAGCTGACTATTGGTTTATGATACAAACATTGGCGGGTGATAGTACCGATGGGTATAACGGACTGCCAAATGTAGGGGTAAAAACTGCTGAGAAAATGATTAAGCAGTATACTAATGTACCCCTTTTAGACCTATGGAAGATAGTAGTTGGTGCTTATAAGGCTAAAGGCTTTACTAAGAAAGAGGCTTTACAACAAGCTAGAGTTGCACATATTCTTAGACATAAAGAATACAATAAGAAGACTGGGAAAGTGAAGCTATGGCAGATAAAGTAAAACAACCACCTCACTATTTTAGATTTAAGATAGAACCTATTACCTTTATTATGCAGAATGATATTCCGTATGCTGAAGGTAATGCTATTAAATATATTTGTCGTTGGAGATGGAAACACAAAACTAAAGAAGCTCAGATTGAAGACCTAAAGAAAGCTAAACAATACATTGATTTAATATTAGAACACGAGGAGAATAAATCTGATGAACAAGTAAAACTTAAACTAGGGAATGACCCTTCGGGATTAAGAAAGACTGGTGTATTATAATGTTGAAGCACAACCATATAATCATTAGGGCTGAAGTAAAAAAGCCACCGAAGGACATTCGCTTCGCAAGAAAATGGATAAGAAAATTTATTAAAGCAATAGATATGAAGATGTTAGGGCAACCTAATTCTCATTATGTCTATGATAAAGGGAATAGAGGACTTACTTGTCTTGCTATTCTTAGTACCTCACACATCGCTTTGCATACTTGGGACGAAGTGTCTCCTGCATTAATGCAATTAGATGTTTATTCGTGTAGTGATTTAGATAAGAAAATTGTTTTTAAACAGATAGAACAATTTGAACCAAAGGAGATAAATTATGTTACGATTGACAGGGATAAAGCTATTCATATTAGCAGTTCTTCTTAATGGGTGCAGTGAGTTTGCCCTATTATCAAGTGGTGGTAGTTTAGCTATAAGTAATAATACATATGCAAAAGCCTATAGTGGTATAGATTTTGCTACAGCATTAACAACAGAAAAAGATATTAAAACTCACGCATATCATTATGTTAAAAAAGTTAAAGAACTTAAAGAGTCAGTTATTAATAATAATAATAAAATTGAAACTGTTAAAACTATACCAGTGGAAGAGTCTATTCTCTATCCACCTGATGTAAACTTATTACTAGCTTCAATATGGACTTATAAAGAAGATAAAATAAAAAACAATAGAATACAATTATATTCTATAAATCAAACGGGTTATGAATTAAAATGGTAAAATAAAATGGCGGATAAAAGATACAACTATAATAGTAAGAATCGTAATATGGCAGGAAATCCGATACACCAACCAACGGAAAAATATAAAAAAGGTTGGGATAGAATATTTGGTAAAAAGAAAACTGAATCAGAAAAATTACAAGAAGAATTAGAGCCTATAGATAAAGAAACAGAAAAGTTTTTTGATGATATAGCTAACAACACTCCTAACTCAGAACAATTTAATGACGAACCAAAAACTAGATTAGAACAAATCGCAAAATTAAAACACGACCCTATTGTAGATTAAAAATGGATTATAATAAAGACAATTTACTAACCGACTTCGGTAAGACTACATTAAAAGATAGATACTTATTACCTGATGAGCACTCTCCGCAAGATGCTTTTATGAGAGCGGCGAAAGCCTTTTCAGATAATGAAGAAATGGCAGAAAGAATATATGAGTATGTGTCTAATCTTTGGTGTATGTTTTCTACTCCTATCCTCAGTAATGCAGGAACTAAAAGAGGTATGCCTATCTCTTGTTTCTTAAATTATGTGGGTGATAGTAGAGGAGAACTTGCTGAACACTATACAGAAAACGCTTGGTTAGCTTCTGTTGGTGGTGGTATTGCAGGATATTGGGGACACGTTAGGTCTGATGGAACATTGACTTCAGGTGGCTCTCAATCTTCAGGAGTAATTCCTTTTATGCACGTTGTTGATTCTTTAATACTTGCTTTTTCACAAGGCAAAACTAGAAGAGGAAGTTATGCTTCTTATATGGACATAACACACCCTGAGATATTAGAATTTTTAGATATAAGAAAACCTAGTGGTGGAGATATACATAGAAAATGTTTAAACTTACATCACGGAGTTAATATACCTAATACTTTTATGGAACTCATAGAGAACTGTATTAAAGAACCTACCTATGATGACAGTTGGGATTTAATAGACCCACATACAAAAGAAAAAGTAAAAACAATATCAGCACGAGATTTGTGGCAAAAAATTTTAGAGAATCGTGTTGCTACAGGTGAGCCTTATGTTTGTTTTACTGATACTATAAATGAAGATTTACCTCAACCACAAAAAGATTTAGGATTAACAGTTAATCATTCTAATCTTTGTACTGAAATTACCCTACCTACCAATGAAACACGAACAGCCGTTTGTTGTTTATCTTCCCTTAACTTAGAAAAATATGAGGAATGGAAAAAAGATAGTTTATTTATTCCTGATATGATTCGTTTCCTAGATAACGTATTACAATACTTTATTGATTACGCACCTGATGAATTATTTAAAGCGAGATTTAGTGCGAATAATGAAAGAAGTCTAGGTCTAGGTACTATGGGTTTTCACGCTTACTTACAATCACAAAACATTCCGTTTGAATCTGCTTTAGCCAAAGCAAAGAATCTCCAAATATTTAAAAAAATAAAAGAAGAAGCTGTAGCTGAATCAAAAAGGTTGGCAGTTAAGAGAGGGGAAGCTCCTGATATGGAAGGGACTGGTATGCGTAATGCACATTTATTAGCTATCGCACCTAATGCTTCTTCATCTATTATTTGTGGAACAACATCACCATCAATAGAACCTTATAGAGCTAATGCTTATGTTCAAAAAACAATGTCAGGTTCTTTCTTGGTTAAGAATAAATATTTAGAAAAACTTTTAGAAAAGAAAGGTATTAATACTGAAGAAATATGGTCAAGTATTGTATCTAATAGAGGTTCAGTATTACATTTAAAAGAATTAACGGATTATGAAAAAGATATATTTAAAACAGCTATAGAAATTAATCAACAATGGATTATAGAACACGCCGCAGATAGACAGAAGTTTATTTGTCAAGCACAAAGTCTTAATGTATTTGTTCCTGCTGATGTAGATATAAAAGAACTACACGATATACATATGTTAGCTTGGAAAAGAAAATTAAAAACTCTTTACTATTGTCGTTCAGAAGCAATCAAAAGAGCTGAATTAGTTTCTAAAAAAATAGAAAGAACAATCATACCTGAAGCAGATTGTTTAGCGTGTGAGGCATAATGGACGGAAAGAAACCTGATGTTATTCAAGTAGAATATGATGACAATAAAAAAGTTATCTATGTCAATAAAGATAAGCAAACAGTATTGTGGACTGTATACCACACAATTTTAGCCTTAGAATTAGGTGCAATAGTTATTATAGAAGGGATTGAATTATTAACACGATGAGTTTATTTAAAGAAAGAATACACTATAAACCATTTGATTATGACTGGGCGTTTGAATCATATGATACTATGCAAAAAATGCACTGGCTTCCTAGTGAAGTACCCTTACACGAAGATATAAGAGATTGGAATGAAAGACTTACTAAAGAAGAGAAGAATTTAATTAATCAAATATTAAAATTTTTTACTCAAGGTGATGTAGATATAGCTAAAGCATACTTAGATAATTATATTCCTAAGTTTAAACCACCTGAAATTAGAATGATGTTGTCTGCTTTTGCTAGTTCTGAAGCTAACCACGCTCACGCTTATGCTTTACTTAATGATACTTTAGGTGAGCCTGAATTGTTAGACTTTAAAGCATTTCAAGAATACAAAGAGATGGCAGATAAACACGAATATTTATTTAAAGATAAAGGAAAAGGTCTTCAAGGTTTAGCTAGAGACATCGCTTGTTTCTCTGCATTTGGAGAAGGACTACAACTGTTTGCCTCATTTGTTATGCTACTTAACTTTCAAAGATATGGTAGAATGAAAGGTATGTGTCAGATAGTTACTTGGTCTATTAGAGATGAGACACACCACGTTGAAAGTATGATTAAATTATTTAAAACATTAGTAAAAGAAAACCCGAATATTTGGACAGAAAAATTCAAAGCAAGTATCTATCAAACAGCAAGAGATATGGTTGAGCTTGAAGATAAATTCATAGATTTAGCTTTTGGTATGGGTGGTATTAGAGGACTAAGTGCTGATGAAGTTAAGAAATATATAAGATATATAGCGGATAGACGACTGCTACAGTTATCATTAAAGCCTAATTATAAAGTTAAAGATAACCCTTTAGGGTGGTTAGATTGGGTATTAAATGGTGTAGAACACGCTAATTTCTTTGAGAATAGAGCAACAGAATACAACAAAGGAACTTTAACTGGGAAACTTTGGAACTAAAGTGCCCGTTTTAGAAGAATTATATGGCAAAAAATAACGAAGAAGATTTAGTTTTACCTATCAAATCAGAAGATTTGGTAAAACTTTTGAATAATGTATACCCTGAGAAGTCACCTAATTTAAAAGATGATACTAAGACTATCTATTTTAAAGCAGGTCAAAGGGACGTAGTACGATTCATAAACACACTTAAAGAGAGGACTAAATAACTATGTGTATGTCAGCACCAAAACAACAAGCCGCTCCAATTCAAAGAGCACCTGCTCAGGTTGCTTCAAGAATGGAAGAAGTTGTAGAGAAGCCGATAGAGTTGGTAACAGCCGATAAAGATATTAAGAAGAAAAAGAAATTAGCTTCTAAATCAGGTACAACAGCTTTACAAACTGGCTTAGGAATCAATACGACTGGTTCAAGTTCAGGCGTATCTTACTCAGCATAAAGGATATAAATGGCAACTAAAAAGAGCAACGAAACAATGCTACAGGTAAACCCTACAGCAAAAGAACGATATTTAAAATTAAAAGACAAGAGAGAAATGTTCGTTGATAGAGCTCAAGAGTGTAGTGAACTTACAATATCTTCTTTAATCCCAACAGACGGACACAATCATTCCGCAAAAATATACAATCCCTTCCAATCGGTAGGAGCTAGAGGTGTAAACAACTTAGCCTCTAAGTTACTTCTTTTATTACTCCCACCAAATTCCCCATTTTTTAGACTAGCAGTTAGCGGAAAAACAAAAGAAGAACTTGACCAAAATAAAGAGATGAAATCTGAAATAGAAAAATCTCTAGCAAATATTGAGAGAGAAGTTTCTAAAAAGATTGAAGAGTTAGCTTTAAGAGTTAGTGTATTTGAAGCTCTTAAACATTTAATAGTATCAGGAAATGTATTAACTTATCTTCCTAAAAAAGGAACGATGAGAGTATTTCCTATTACTCATTATGTATGTAATAGAGATGCGTCAGGAAACATATTAGAAATAGTTATTAAAGAAAGTATTAGTCCTTTAAGTTTAGATTCAGAAGTTAGAAATATAGTAGTTCAAGATGCTGACTATAAAAAAGATGAAGATGTAGAATTGTATACACATATTTATAAATTAGAAAATGATAAATTTTATATTTGTCAAGAAGTAAATGGAATTAAACTTCCTGATTCAATCGGTTCATATCCTAAAGACCAACTTCCTTACTCAGCTTTAAGAATGGTTAGAATTGATGGTGAAGATTACGGAAGAGGTTATGTAGAAGAATTTTTAGGAGACCTTAAATCATTAGAAGGATTGTCTCAGGCACTTGTTGAAAGTGCGGCGGCTTCTTCTAAAGTAGTATTTATGGTAAGACCTAATTCTGTAACTAAGAAAAGAGATTTAGCTTTAACTAGAAATGGTGATATTATCACTGGTTCAGAAGAAGATGTATCTGTATTACAAGCACAGAAACAATATGATTTACAAGTAGTAGAAAGAAGTATAGCAAAATTAGAAGAAAGAATGTCTTATGCTTTCTTATTACATACAGCAATTCAAAGAGATGCTGAAAGAGTTACAGCTCAAGAGATTAGATATATGGCTGAGCAATTAGAAACAGCTATGGGTGGAGTATACTCATTATTATCACAAGAGTTTCAACTTCCATTAGTTAAAATACTAATGAAACGTATGCAAGAAGCAAAAGAAATTCCACCATTACCTAAAAATTCAGTTAAACCTACAATTATTACAGGTATTGAAGCATTAGGTAGAGGAAATGATTTACAGAAATTAAGAGAATTTGTGGCTGAGTTAGGTAATCTAGCTCAGATGAATCCACAAGTAGTTCAATCGTTAAATCCTGATGATTTAATTAAACGTATCGCTACAAGTTTAGGAATAGAGATGGAAGGTTTGATTAAAACTCAAGAACAAATGGCGGCTGAACAACAAGCACAGCAAGAACAGATGCAACAACAACAGATGATGCAGATGGCGGAGAAAGCTGTAGCTCCTGTGGCAAGTAATATGACTAAGCCACAACCACAATAATAAAAGGAAAATATAAATGGTAGATAAAGTAGAAGTACAAAGTCCTGAAACTACTGCTGATAAACCAGTGGAAGAGAATAAGCCTACACAAAGTAAGCCTGAAGGTTTGCCTGAAAAATTCAACTCAGTTGAAGAATTAGCCAAATCGTATTCAGAGTTAGAGAAAAAACTTGGTGAGCAATCTCAACCTACTAAGGAATCAGTAGACCCAGTTTCACAGGCTGAAATAAAAAAAGAAGAACAACCTAAATCTGATTTAGATATTGCTACAAAAGCAGTAGATAGTGCAGGTTTAAATATGGATTCTCTAGCAGAAGAATATGCTAAAGATGGTAAACTTGCTGATGGTTCTTATAAATCATTAGAAAAAGCAGGAATACCTAAAGAGTATGTTGACAGATTTATTGCAGGACAACAAGCAATAGCTGACCAACAATCAGCATCAGTTAAAAGTATGGTTGGCGGTACTGAGGCATATGATAGTATGTCTGAGTGGGCTAGTAATAATTTATCTGAAACTGAAAAACAGGCTTATAATACAGCAGTAAACAGTAAAGATTTAGAAGCTGTTAAGTTAGCTGTAGTAGGTCTTAAAGCAAGATATGCACAATCAACTGGAAGTGAACCTAAATTAGTAGAAGGTAAAGCATCTCCTAGTGGTGAACAAGGTTTTTCATCTTGGGCTCAGGTAACACAAGCTATGTCTGACCCTAGATATGCGAAAGACCCTGCTTATCAAGCTGAAGTTAAAAATAAACTAGCAAATAGTAAGATATAATATGAAAAAGAAAAAAAAGAAAAAAGATAAAAAGAAGAAAAAAAATAAGAAGAAAAAGAAAAGATAAAAGATAGTTGTGCAACGCTTATGCGTGGCAACTGCCAAGTAAATAAGTAGATTAACTTGACCTTCCTGCGGGAAGACAATTTAGTATAAGAAGCTGAAAATACAAGGCTTTTATTAACTAACCATAAATCAAAGGAGATAATTATGGCAAATGCAACACCAGCGAGTATACCTCAGGTAAACTCAGCAGGAGCAGAAGACGCATTGTTTCTAAAAGTTTTTGCGGGGGAAGTTCTTACTTCTTTTGACAGAGCTTCAAAAACAGGCGGAGCAGAGATGGTTCGTTCTATCTCTAGTGGTAAGTCGGCAACCTTCCCAGTTATGGGCAGAATTGATGCGGCATATCATACAGCAGGAGCAGAAATTTTAGGCTCAACTGCTAACCACAACGAAAAGGTTATTACAATTAATGACCTTTTAACATCTTCAGTGTTTTTATCAAACATTGAGGAAGCCAAAAATCACTGGGACGTAAGAAGTGCATACTCAGCCGAAATCGGCAGAGCTTTAGCTTTTGTTAAAGATAAGCACGTTTTACAAACTATTGGTCAAGCGGCTATAGAAACTACACCTAACGTAACAGGTGGAGATGTAACAACAAACATATTTGACGCTAATATAGCTTCAGCTACAGATGCAACTGCCGCTACGGCGATGATAGGTGCTATCTTTACTGCGGCTAAACAGTTAGATGCAAATTATGTTCCAAGCGAAGGCAGAAAATGCTTTCTTAGATTAGAAGAATACTACAAATTAGCAAACGCTACAAACGTAATCAATGCTGATTTCAGTGGTAAAGGTTCAATCGCAGAAGGTAAAGTTGCAAGAGTAGCAGGGATTGATTTAATTCCAGTTCCTCATTTTGTTGAGTCAAATGTAACTTCAGGAGTAGATGCAGGTTCAGCTACAGCAGGTGGTTCAACACCTCAAGCTGTAAATTTGAGCACATTTGTAGCTCTTGTTACACACCCTTCAGCAGTTGGTACTGTTAAACTTATGGACTTGGCTGTTGAGTCAGATTATGACATCAGACGTCAAGGTACTTTAATGGTTGCTAAGTACGCTATGGGACACGGCGTTCTAAGACCTGAAAGTGCTGTAGGAATTAAAGAAGCGTAATAGTTTCTTTATTACAACACCAATAGATTAGGGGGAGAAATCCCCCTTTTCTACTTATAATAACTTCAAGATATGCCTAGTGGGTATCTTGATTAACTCGCCTAAGAAAGGGGGAAATATGACACTAGACTTAACACCATTCCGAGCTTTTTCGGTAGGTTTTGATGACCTATTTGATGAGCTTAGAAGTTTTAAGACAGTTGGTTATCCACCATACAATATTGAAAAAATAAAAGATGGTGAATATAACATTTCAATGGCTGTTGCAGGGTTTTCAAAAGATGACCTTACAATTTCTGTTAAAGAAAATGTCTTAAAAGTAAAAGGAAAGAAAGAAAGTAAAGAGAAAGATTATCTTTACAAAGGTATTGGTGAAAGGTCTTTTGAACAATCATTTAAACTAGCTGAATTTACAGAAGTAAGTGAAGTTAAGTTAGAAGATGGTGTTCTAAATGTTTCTTTGATTCAGAATTTACCTGAAGATAAGAAAGAAAAGACAATCAAAATATCTTAATAGAAAGTCTAGGGGGGGAGAAATCCCCTCTAGTTAATTTAACAAGAGGATATAAACAATAATGATAAATAAAATAAATGAAGTAATGTTAGAAGTGAAACACTTTTGGAGTGAACATAAAAAAGTTAGTATCGCTTTTGCAATAATTTTATTAATAGCAATAATAATATAATATAATGGCAACACAAATTACACCTACGACTGAATTACAAGCAGTTAATCAAATGTTGAGTGTTATAGGAGAAGCTCCTGTAAACGCAATAACAGGTACAGTAACTACCGATGTATCTGTTGCTAAAAACATTTTAGATGAAACTTCTATGTCAGTTCAATCAATGGGGTGGAATTTTAATACCCATTATGCTTATACACTAGCAAAAGATACAAACAATAAAGTACCCTTACCATCTAACTGCGTACAAGCCGATGCTTCCGCACAATACCGAGATAGAAATTTAGTTATTCGTAATGGTTTTCTATATGATATAGCTAATCATACCGATGTATTTGGAACATCAACAACCCTACCTACTTGTGACTTAGTTCTAGTCCAACAATTTGAACAACTCCCTGAATATGCAAGACAATATATAGCAACTAAAGCCGCTAGACGTTTTGCTTCAAGATATATTGGGGATAAAGGTATCACTGAGTTGGCAGGAAATGATGAACAAGAAGCACTAGCCGCTTTTAGACAAGCTGATAGTAGAAGTGCTGACGCTAATATATTAGAAGGTGATGCGAATACTTATTCAATCATAAACAGGACTACTAGAAGGACTTATTAATGGGACAAGTGATTTCACAATCCGTACCAAATTTTCTAAATGGTATGTCTCAACAAACCCCTTCACAACGTGGAATTAATCAAGGTCAAGACCAAGTTAATTGTCAAAACAACATTGTAGATGGGTTATCAAAGAGACCACCTTTAGAATATGTAGCTACACTAGATTCTACAAATGTATTTCCTAATACTACTAAGATATGGAGTATACAAAGAGATGCGTCAAATAGATATTTATGTGCGTTCTATGATAATGGAGTTAAAGTTTATGATTTAGCAGGTAATGAAAAAACTGTAAGTTATCCTAATGGAAATACTTATCTTAATTCTACAAATCCTAAAAGTGATTTCCGTATGGTTAATATTGCGGATTATACTTTTGTAGTTAATAGGTCAATTACACCTGCGGCTGACAGTACAACAACTGCGGCAAAATTAGAGGAATTTCACGTCTACTGTAAATCAACTAATTATGGTAGAGAATATAAAGTAGCATTAAAACACGAAGATTGGGCTTATGAAATAGAAGTTGTATTTCAAATACCTACAGGAAATGATGCTTCTACAGATAGTAAATATAGAGATACAAATAAGATAGTAGATATATTAATGTATGGTACTTCAAGTGCTCATTATAATTCAAGTGCCAATGGGATTGGTTTTAAAACAGTAAGAACAGATACAGGAGCAACTTTATCTGCAACATCAGGTTTAGCAAACTTTTCAGATATAAATACTTATTTTAATTTTGAACAATTTGATTCTGTTATTTACGGAAAAATTATTAATCAAGCTAAGACTTATACATTAAGTACATCTGATGGTTCAGGTAATACTGCGATGTATGGAATTAAAGATACAATACAAGATTTTACAAAATTACCTTACTATGGAAAAGTAGGAACTATTGTTAAAGTAACAGGTGATGAAGGAGATACTCTTTCTGATTACTATGTTAAATTTGATGGTACAGGTGTGTGGACAGAAACTATTGCACCTGCAACAAGTGTCGGTTTAGATGATACTACAATGCCTCACGCTTTAATTAATAATAATAATGGTACATTTACATTTAAAAAATTAGAATGGACAGATAGAGTTTGTGGTGATGCTACAGACACTAATCCTAATCCTTCATTTGTAGGTAAAACAATACAGAATTTAACATATTATAAAAATAGATTAGGACTGTTATCAGGAGAGAATTTAATTTTAACTGAAAATGCTAGTTACTTTAATTTCTTTGCTACAACAGTTACACAAGTTTTAGATACTGACCCTATTGATATAGCGGCTTCAGGAACACAAGTTAATACATTGAAACACTCAGTAGGATTTAATGAAACATTATTATTATTTTCTGATACAGCTCAATATAAACTTGACCACGCAGGAGATACTATAAGTCCAACTACTGCTATCTTAAATGAAGTGTCAAGTTTTGAACACGATGATTCAGTAACACCTATTGCGGCAGGTAAGTTTGCTTACTTTGCTCAAGCTAGAACAAACAATACTGCAATAAGAGAATATTATGCTGATGATGATACATTAACAAATGATGGTTTAGATATTTCAGTTTCAGTACAAAGTCTAATACCTTCTAATGCTTATCAAATTGTAAGTAATACAGTTGAGGATTGTCTAGCAATTTTATGTGCAGACACAGCAGATGCACAGGTTGTACCTTATACTACAGGTTCAGATATAACAGCAACTAATGCTGATACTATGTATATTTATAAATATTTCTTTGATGGTGGAGAGAAAGTACAAACAGCTTGGTCTAAATGGGAATTTAGTGGAGTTAAAATACTTGGTGGTATGTCGGTAGAAAGTAATATTTATTTATTTACTGCTGAAGGACAAGATACAAAATTATTTAAAATAGATTTAAGAAATTTAAAAGATTCAACATTAGGACACGGAATATACCTTGATAAAATGACTTCAGTTACAGGTGTATATTCTAGTGTAACAGATTTAACAACTGTAACTTCTCCATATGGAGCGAAGACAGGGTTAATAGCTGTAGATAAAACTGATGGAGCAGATTATGCTTTAACATTTGTTAGTGGTTCTAACTATACATTAGAAGGAAATCATACAAACTTATGGATAGGTATTCCTTTTGAATCTAAGTATACATTATCAACACAATACGTTAGAGAAAATACTGGTAGAGGACTTTTAGCTGTAACTACAGGTCGTTACCAAGTTAGAAATATAGCATTAACTTACGAAAATTCAGGTTTCTTCACAGCAGAAGTAACACCTGAGAATAGAAGTAAATCTACAACTGTAATGAACGGATATGTTCTAGGGACATCAGGTAGTACCATTGGGTCTGCCGCATTGTCTTCAGGAACTATTAAAGTACCAGTACAATGTAGAAATACCGATTTTACTTTTGACATTATCTCTAGTTCACACTTACCTATGTATATAGCAAGTGCTGAGGTAGAAGGTTTATACCATAACAGAGCAACAAGGATTTAATGGAAAAAGAAAACTATGTACGTCCCGCAGTATTAGCTGACGCATTACAATTAGCACCTAAAATGCGAATAGCAGATAGGGAAGAAGTAAGAGCATCAAATGGAGCTTCTCCGTTAGAGGCTCTAGTTACTCCGTTTACTTATGACGGAAGTAGAAATTATACAATCATTGGCACAGCCAGTGAAGGAGTTATAGGTATGTTTGGGGTTGCTCCAACAAAAGACCCTGAATATGGCGTAGCTTGGTTATTATCAAGTGAAGACTTATTTAAACATACAAAACAATTTATTAAGGAATGTCCTTACTGGGTAGCTAAAATGAGTAAAGGATATACTTATATATACAACTGGGTTGATAGAAGAAATTGGAAGTCATTAAAATGGCTACAGTTTCTAGGCTTTGAACCTAAAGAAGAAATTAAACAATATGGGGTAGGAAAATTACCCTTCTTATTAATGATAAAGGAGACAAATAAAGAATAATGTGTGGAGTACCTGAAGCTCAATTAGCACTTAGTGTGTTTAGTACTGTCGCTAAATTTCAAAATGATAAAGCAGTTCACGAAACAAATATGGCGGCTAATGAAGTTAGTATGCGAAATGCTGACCAAGCATATTTGAATGATTTATCTAAAATTGATAATGAGTCTTCTCGTGCAACACAAGCAAAGGCTTTAGCTGAATTAAAAGCAAGACAAGAATTAACTAAGAACCAAGCGTATGCTCTTAACTCAGGATTTGGAAATTCACTTAGAGTGATGCAAGATATGAGTGGAAGTCACGATTTAGGTTTCTCTGAAATTGCTTTTGATTTTGAAAGAGATATGTTGTCTTTACAAGGTTCAGAAGGTGATGCTTATGCGGCTTTACATAGAAACTATGCTAATATAAGACCATCTCAACCACCTAGCTTAATCGGCTCAGTGATTGAACTTGGTTCACACGGATTGAATTATGCGGCTTCAGATAATAAATGGATTAATAAAAGGAAAAAAAATAAGATAAATTGGCAATCACCAAAATAGGAAATTAAATGGCAGAAAAATATAAATCACAAGTAACTAACAAATGGATAGGCTCAAGTTATAAAGGAACTGTTAGACATATAGACGCTAGAAATACTGAAATGGGTCAAATTGTTTCTGCTTTAAGAAATGACCTTACTCCTGCTATGAATAAGTGGGGAGAAACACATATTGAAAAGAAAAAAACTGAGGCAGGAGCTAAAATGGACGAGCTTTATGCAAATGGTTGGACAACAAAAGAAATTGAAAAAGCTATTTTAAATGATGAAATTCCTGAATTAAGTAATCAATATGCTACTGCGGTAGTAGATACACACTCAGGAAGATTTGAAGCGGCTGAAACTATTAGAAAAATTAATGAAAATATTGACTCTTATGATTATAAAGAAGGTAATCAAACTTTAGAAGAATGGTATAAACAATATTTACCTGATTTTAATGAAGCTAGTTCACAATTTACAGTAGGATTTTCTGCTGTATTCAATGAATGGTCTGCAAAAGCAAAAATTAAAGATGCTGAAAATAGAGCTGAATGGGCTCATACAGTAAAAATTAATAAAGCAGTAAACTTTTTAGATACTACTATTGGTGCTGATGAGATAGATGAAAAATATTGGGAAACAATTAAAAGTCTAAATACAGCTATGCCTATAGAAGGTAAAGAAAAAGCATACTTCTTTGACACTAATGAATTAAATATGGAAGTTGCTTTAGGTCACGCTAAATTCTTATTAGCATCAGCTACAACTACTGAGGAATTAGATAAAGCTATGAAAATTTTAACTTCAGATAGAGGAATAGGAAAAGGTGGAAATAAATTAGGTTCATTATTAAATGCTCACCCTACTGAAATTGGTGAAACTCTAAATGCAATTACAAATAAAAGAGCTCGTCTTGAAAACAAAAAAAGAAGTGATGAAGAGTGGAATGAAAAACAAGAGAAGAAAAATATATTTAAAGAGTTTTGGTCTGATTTTGATACCAATATTAAAGACGTAGAAGCGTGGCGTGATAAACTTAGAAAAATTGACCCTACTGCTGTTCCTGCTTTTAATAAATTATTAAGTGATAAAAGAATGTCCAATGCGTCAGGTGAAGCACGACAAGAATTTCTTATTGATGTAATGGAAGGTACTTATGACGATATTAAAGAGTTAGCAAAAGCTATGGAAGAAAAAGGTATTCCTAAAGAAGACTTTGCTCAAGCGTTCTCATATTTTGAACGTGCTGAAAAAATGAAGAAAGAAGATAAGAAACATATTTGGGAAACTAATTCAAATGTAAAAGAATCTAAAAAAGAAATACTTGATGTCGTTAAAGAAAATGTAGGTGGTGGTGTAAACTCAATGTTTTCAAGTAAAGGAAATGATGCTGTTAGAAGAGCTAATTATTATCTTAAAGAACAAATACTTAATTTTGAAGAATTTGATGATAAAGGAAATAAAAGAGAAAATCCACCTAGTGATGCTGAATGGCGTAAGTTTATGAAAGATATGGGTGACTATGTTAAAACTACTTTCAAAGGAGAAAAAGATTTTGAGAAACTAGAAGATTGGGCTGTAGCAAAAGCAAAACAAGAAGAAGAAATTAAAAAGAAAGAAAATGAAAAGAAAGCTCAAGAACAATTAGAAACTAATATTACAACTTCTATTACTTCAGCTATAGAACAAGGAACAACATTTGATATACCTGTGTTTGGTGAAGAAGATAAATTATGGTTATCAGGTGAGAAAAAAGAAAAAGAAATATTCACTACAGATAAAATATATCCTTATATTCAAGAATCAGTTAAAACAGTATTAGAAAATATAGAAGGAATAGATTTTACAAATAAAGAAACATATGTCAATATTGCAAAAGCATTGGGTAACAATGAAGAACAAGCTCAACAATTTGCAGATATGTTAGGTGTAACTGTAGAACAACTAAGTGAAGCATTAAAAAGAGCAGGAGTATAATAAATGGGAGCATTTGATTGGGCTAATGAAACAGTAGATGAAGTAGATAAAGTTACTACTTTAGCCGATTTAAGTCCTGCTGAAAATGCTTTAGAAGAAGTACAAACAGAACGATTTTATGAAACTTTAAAAAGTTATTATAAATATAGAGATGGTGATGAAGCATATACAACTCGTGGAAAATTTGTTTTTGATGATATGTCTAATGCTGATTTACTAGAATATTTTTATCACGATAGAAGTTGGAGAAATAATCAATCTGTCTCTATGTCTATGGATTTAGCAAATGTAATGGGTGAAGAAGACCCTATGCGTATGCAACAATTTGCTTATATAAATACTACATATCAAAACCTTCCTTATTTTTGGAATGACCCTAATAGAGACTTTGGCGACTGGCTTATTGATATGGGCGGAGCTTTAGTCTTAGACCCAGTTAATCTTGTTGGGTTTGGTGTTGGTGGTCAAGCCGCAAAACAAGCCTATAAACAATCCCTTAAACAAGCACTTAAAGGTAAAATAGCTAAAAAAGTAAATGAAAGACTTATATTAGAAGCGGCTGAAAAAGCAAAAGGTACAGCTTTGAAAAAAGCTATTGCTAAAGGTGCTTTATATGAAGGTGGTATTGGAGCAGGTATAGGTGCTTTTCACGATACATTATTACAAACAACAGCTATTCAATCTAAAGTACAAGATGATTTTGATTTAAAAAGATTAGGACTTAACACTGCCGCAGGATTTGGTATAGGTACTTTATTTGGTGGTACTTTTGCTTATGGTGGATTTAAACTGACAACTAGAAGTATGACAAAGAATAGTTTTAAGAATTTAAACGATATACATAATTATGGATTTGATGAATTAAAAGGTGGACGATTGTTTTCAGATTTAACAATTAAAAAGAAACCACATCAACTTTATAAAAATATGAATACTAAACAAATTAAAGAACTTAAAATTAAAAATAAAGTAGACCAATCTGATGTTGATGCAAGAATTAAATCATTAAGAGAAACAGCTAAAGAAGGTATACTTCCTACAGATAAACCGCCTAAAAGACCTTTTAACTATACTAGAATTAGCCCTGAAGAGAATTTCCAAACAAAAATATTTATTAAACATTCTGTTGAAGAAATGTCTCAAACATTAGATGAAGCCGCACCTGAAACAACTTTTAAAGAAATAGAAGCTAGTGCAGAAAAATGGACTAACAAACCTAAAGAATTAATAGCTTTAATGAAAAAAGAAGCTATAGCAGGAAGAGAATTAGCGGCACAAATATTAGCTCACGATAAACTTTGGTTAAAAAATTCTGATGATTTAAGAAAATTATCTCAAATGATGAATGATGAAGGTTTAAATGCTGTTGATGAAGATAAAATAGCCGCAGAATGGTTAGAAAGAGAAGCATTACATAAAGAGCTTTCTGTAGTTAAAAAACAAATTCAAAAGCAAGTAGCTACTTCTTTAGCATCTATGAGAATAGAACGTCAATCTAAAAATATTGCATCTTTAATAGTAGAACCTGCTGATTTAAAATTATCAGATTTAAAAAAGAAAAATATAAAATTATATATTAAAGAGCTTGGAAAATTAGATGTCGGAGATGACCAGTTTGAAGAAGCATTAGGTTCTATTAGAAAATTAGAAACAGCAGATTTAGCGGCAGAGTTTGTAAACAACAACTTACTGTCTTCTCCTGATACACACATACTAAACATAGCTTCATCTTTAGTACAATCACAATGGAAACCTCTTGTAATGATGATTAGAGCGGCTAATTTAGGAGTTAGAGGTAATGCTAGAGCTGTGCACGTTGCTAGAGAAGCCTTACAAACTTATATACATCAATGGTATTATGTAATGGAAGCTATGGGAGCAAGTTGGAGAAGTATAAAAGAAGGTAGACCAGTATTAGATAGTAAACAATTAAAATTTGACAATAATATAAGACAAGGAAATTTACAAAGATGGGCTAATGAAACAGTTGGTGGTTTTTTTGATGCTATTCCTATTCTTGGAAGACCAGTAAATAGATACATATGGCAACCAATTACAGCCGCAGTTACATTTCCATTAAGAATATTATCAGCAGGTGATGAGTTCTTAAAAACAATGACATTTAAAGCTAGAATGGCGGCTATCATTAATTCACAAATTATGCAACACAATCCTGATATAATTGGTAAATGGGGTTGGAAATCTTACTTACCTTTTAAACATAAATTAGGAAAAGATTATTTTGCTAAATTTAAAGAATATGAAAAGAAATTCTTTGAGACAAATGGAAAAGCTATTAGCAGTCAAGATATTAACAAAACAGGTAGAGTAATAGATGACGCTTCAGCTTTAGAAGTTAATGACCCATTACACTATGCTAGAGAAGCATCATACACACAATCAGCTTATTCAGTAAATCCTAAAACAGGTTCAAAAGAAGGTGGAGTTACAGGTGCAGTTTTAAGAGCTACATCTCACGGAAAAGGAAAATGGCTAAGAGTATTTGGTCTTCACTTTATTAATACACCATCAAACTTATTAAGATGGGTATTTCAACATACACCTACTCCATTTACAGCTTTAACAGGCGGGTTGATTAGAACAGGAAGATTACAGTTTCAAATGAAACATATGTTAGCTAAAGGGAAAGATGGAAAATATCTAAATCCTGAAGCGGCGGCTGAAGCAGTTGCAAGAATACAAATGGGATATTTACTTTGGACTGGTGCAATCTTTGCGGCAATAACAGGAAAAGTAACAGGTGGTGGTTCAAGAGATTGGAAAGCTAATAAACAAAGAGAAGCAGACACAGGTTGGCAACCTTATTCTTGGAGAACAGAAGATGGTAGATATATTTCATTAAATAGATTAGACCCTGTATTTATGCCATTTATGTTGGCGGCGGATATGGTAGATGCTATGGGAGATTTCTTAGAAACAAATGAAGATTTACCTGAAGAAGTAGAAAATAAATATGCAGAATTATTTGCTGTATACTTAATGTCTTTAACTAGAAATTTAACTTCTAAATTTTATACTAAGAATTTATTAGAAACAGCAGATATGTTATTAGGAGATGGTTTAGCATTTTCAAGAGACCCTGCTTATAAATCTGCGGCTTTAGCGGCAAGAGGTTTATATAAAGTAATTCCATTATCAGGATTCTTACGTTATACAAATAGAGTTACTGATGAATATGAAAGAGAAATTTGGTCTATGAGTGATAGATTAAAAGCAATCTATAATCCGTTTACAGGTAAAAATGCTGTAATGCCTAAACGTAATATGTTTGGAGAAAAGATTAATAGAAAGAATGGTTGGTTATTTGGAATAGGTGGTAAAGACGGAATTTGGTCTTCACCTTTTGCTATGACAGAATGGAAGAATCCATTAGTAGCAAAATTCTTTGAAAATAGAGAATTTGATTATAAACCACCTGTTAAAATAGATAAATATACTAACTTAAATTTAAAAGATATTAAGAATAGTAAAGGACAAACTGCTTATGATTATATGTTAGAGCAGAAAAGTAAAATAGTAGTATACTATCCGCCTATGGATAGAGATGCTACATTAAAAGAAATAATTGAATGGGAAATTAGTAATAAAACAAGTAAATTATACTCATATCCAAAAGGAATTGTAGCAGGTGATGACTGGCAACAGAAACACATTTTGAGTATTGTCCACAAATTTGAAAGAGAAGCTCTCAAAAGAGTATGGGAAGCCTTCCCTATTTTCAATGAAACATTAAAGAAAAGGAACTTATATATTAAGGAAGAAGCTGAAATGGCACTAGAAGAATGGCTATCGGCGGTTAATCAATAATAAAGTACCCCTTTTAGAAGAGATAAACGAATAAATACAAGGAATTTAATAAAATATGGCAAATAGTTTTGTACGATATACAGGAAATGGTAGTACAGATGCTTATTCAGTCCCATTTAGTTATAGGGCTCAAGCAGACGTAGCAGTAACCATTGATGGTGTCGCTACATCAGCTTTCACGTGGAATGGTGCGGGTACAGTAATTACTTTCACAAGTCCACCTGCGAATTTGTCTTCTATTGAAATTAGAAGAACAACAAGTCAGGGGACAAGATTAATAGATTATGCTGATGGTTCAGTATTAAAAGAGAATGATTTAGATACTGATTCTACTCAAGCATTTATGATGGGTCAAGAAGCCATAGATGATGCTAATGATAGAATTAAGTTAGACTCAACAGATTTTCAATGGGACGCAGATAGTAAAAGAATTAAAAATGTAGCTGACCCTACTGCGGCTCAAGATGCGGCAACAAAGAATTATTTAGAAACTACTTGGTTATCTGATGCTAATAAAACAGCTTTAACTACAGTAAATGCTAATATTTCAAATATTAATTCAGTTAATTCTAACTCTAGTAATATTAATACAGTTGCAGGAGTAAGTGCCAATGTAACAACAGTAGCTACTAATATTGGTTCAGTTAATACAGTAGCCGCAGACATTACAAAAGTAGTGGCAGTGGCAAATGATTTAGCTGAAGCAGTTTCGGAAGTAGAAACTGTAGCTGACGATTTAAACGAAGCAACTTCAGAAATAGATACAGTTGCAAATAATATTGCAAACGTAAATTTAGTTGGAACAGATATTGCCAATGTTAATTTAGTTGGGGGTTCAATAGCTAATGTTAATAATGTCGGTGGTAGTATTGCTAATGTTAATACTGTTGCTACAAATATTTCAGGAGTAAACTCTTTTGGTGAAAGATATAGAGTACAAGCTGGAGTTCCCTCATCTTCCAATGATATTGGTGATTTGAATTTTGATACTACAGCAAACGAATTAAAAGTTTATAAAAGTTCAGGTTGGGCGGCGGCAGGTTCTACAGTTAATGGAACTTCAGCAAGATTTAATTATACAGCTACAGCAAACCAAACAACATTTACAGGTGCAGACACAGCAGGAAATACACTTGCGTATGATGCAGGTTACGCAGATGTCTACCTAAATGGTGTAAGATTATCTGCGGCAGATATTACAATTACTTCAGGTACTTCTGTAGTTCTAGCGACAGGTGCGGCAGTAGGAGATATTTTAGATATTGTTGCTTATGGAACATTTGATGTAGCTTCTATAAATGCAGGAAATATTGATGCAGGAACTTTAAATAATGCAAGATTAAGTGCAATACCTGAAAGTGCTTTAGCAGGTTCAATATCAAATGGTAAATTATCTAATTCAAGTATTACAATTAATGGTTCAGCAGTAGCATTAGGCGGTTCAGTTACAGTAGGAGAAACTAAACCAACAGCAACAGGTTGCACACCAAGTACAATCACTAATGACGCAACTAATGTGGTTATTGCAGGAACTAACTTTACTTCAATTCCTCAAGTCTGGGCTTTAAATACATCTACTGGAATATGGTATTTAGCAAATAGTGTTTCTTATACTTCAGCTACTTCAATTACAGCTAACTTTACTTTAAGTGTAGATGCTAGTTATAAAATTAGAGTAGAAAATCCTGATGGTAATGCGGCACTTTCTAGTACAAATATTTTAACAGTTTCAGATGAACCTACTTGGAGTACAGCTTCAGGTTCACTTGGAACGATTGCAGGAGATTTCTCAGGAACAGTAGCAACTGTAGCGGCAACTTCAGACAGTGCAATTACTTATTCAGAAGTTACTACAGGCGGAAATGTATTAACAAATTCTTCACAAGCGAATTGTTCTTTGAACAGTTCAACAGGAGTAATCACTACTTCCGATTTCGGCGGTAGTTCAACAACAGCAACACTTTATAATTTTACAATCAGAGCAACAGACGCAGAAAGTCAAACTACAGATAGAGATTTTAGTTTAACTTCTAGCTTTGGTGCTACTGGTGGCGGACAATTTAACTAAGGAGAATAAATAATAATGGCTAGTACATATTTATCAAGAACTTTTGGTACACCTACAAACGCATCTAAATTTACAATTTCAGTATGGGTTAAAAGAAGTGCATTAGGTGGGAGTTGGAAAACAATTCTTTCATCTTATGTAAGTGGTACAAGATATACCAATTTTTCATTTAATGGTTCAGACCAATTTGCATGGCATATATTAGATAGTAGCGAAGTATCTAAATTATATAGTAATGCAAAATATAGAGATGTTAATGGTTGGTATCATTTAGTTTTTAATTGGGATAGTACACAAGCAACTGCTTCCGATAGAACTAAACTGTGGGTTAATGGAGAACAAATAACTTCATGGAATACACAAACTAATTCAGCACAAAATACTAATTATGAAATGAATACTGCTGTTACTCATTATATTGGAGCAGAAAAAGGAAATACAGGTGGAAGTATTGGAAATTATTTTGATGGAAGTATGTCACATTTTCATTTTTCAGATGGTTATGTTTATCCTGCTTCAACATTTGGAGAAACAGATGCAACGACAGGAGAATGGAAAATTAAAACTTCTCCAACTTTCACATTAGGAAATAATGGATTTACAATTTTAAAAGATGGAAACACAATTACAGACCAATCAGCTAATTCTAATAATTGGACTTTAGGTGCAGGTACTCTTACGAATACAGAGGATTGTCCAAGTGATGTTTTTGCTACAATGAATGTTTTAGATAATCAAAACCAAGCTTCAACATTTACAATGGGTAATACTAAACTTGAATGGAATACAAATA